AGTTCGATGCTGTTCTTTCTGGCGATGAAAAATGGTCTGGCCTTACTATGACCGGAACTGCCGGAGCAACTTTGGCAGTAGGTGATATCTGTTACCTGCAAACAGCTGATAGTAAATGGGAGTTAGTTGATGGAATTTTAGACGGAACAGACGTTGGATTCAAACTACAATTAGGAATATGTATATTAGCGGCAGACGCAGACGCTGCGACCGAGATGTTGGTGTATGGAAAAGTTAGAAGTGCGGCATTTCCAGCCTTTACAGTTGGAGCCCCTGTTTATCTTGACGATACAGCTGGTAATATAGTTGTAGCCCAGCCAACAACAACCAATTTTGCAATAAGAATAGTCGGCTATGCAATAACAGCAGAAGATTTATTCTTTAATCCATCTAACGATTACATAGTTCACATTTAATTATATGGCAACTACTCATTCAATAGATTTAGAAGCAGGCTCAAGTCAGTCCTTATCTATTACTGATGGAGACCAGACAGGTTTAGATTTATCTACTGACTTTACAATAGAGGCTTGGATTAAATTAGAAAGCCTTATTTCTGGTGACGGCGTGAGAGTTATCGCCGGTAAGGCTGGTGCAACCTCAGCAGATTTTTCATACGACTTCAGATTTGAAACAGCCGATGCTGATAGTATTCACAATCAATTAAGGGTTTTGTGGAGAGATTCTTCAAATAATCTATCAAGATTTAACGCGAACCTTGAATTTGATTCAGGCGATTTAGCTACTTGGATTCACGTTGCAGTGGTGGTAAATATATCAACCCCGACAGTCTTGTTTTATATGAATGGTGTTGTTATGGCCGGCGGAGCAGTCAATACAGCGGCCACTGCAATTAGAGACACATCAGAGCCATTTGTAATTGGAGCAGAAAATGGGGCATCATTTTTTGACGGGTTAATAATGGGACTGAGGGTTTGGTCAGATTTAAGAACAGCAGATGAAATATTGCAATATAAAAATGTGCAATTACTGGGAACTGAAGCAAATCTTGTTGCATCCTGGCCTTTAGATGACTCTTTATTAGACCAAACTTCCAATGATAACGACTTAACTAATAATAACAGCGCAGTGTTTGTTGAAGACGTACCTCCAGTAGAAGCGACACCTTTCTTTGATGATTTTGAAAGCTATGATGTAGGAGCACTGGATGGTCACGGAGGTTGGGATGGCTCAACAGATTACCGAGCTGAAACAACTGAGGTAAAAGAGGGAGTAAATGCTATGGGATTCCATACCACAGCAGTAGCTCTTATAAATAAAGTAGGTACTTTAGTTGATGATGGAAGATGCTCATTCTACTTTTATAAATCAAGTCACGCTGCTAGAACCTATGTGTATCTAAACGAAGGAACTTCTGACGTGGCAATAATTTATATCAATGATTCTGGCAATATTCAGTATTATAGTGCAGCGGCATATCACGACATTCAGGCTTACAATGAAAGCCAGTGGTATTTGGTAGAAACAGAATGGCGAAGCGTAGACCATAAAATGAGGCATAGGATAGACGGCGGTACGTGGACCTCATGGTTCGCGCCTTTTGCTGCTTGGACATACGGAATTAGTAGATTCGGTATGACATCAAGAGACTACTCGGTGTCAGAATATTTCTATTTAGATTATATAGCAGAAGACCCACTACCATCATCTTCAATAAAATCAATTAATGGACTAGCATATGCTTCAATAAAATCAGTTAATGGTCTAGCTATAGCAAGTGTTAAATCATTTGACGGATTGTAATAATTAATTAATTATAATTTTTATGAAAAATACAATTAAAAGACATTTAATTTCGTTCGTCGTCACATTCATAGCAATGTTTTTACTAGCTCTTTATCCAGCTATCGAACTTGGGAACTGGGAGTCTGGAATTTTTTTAGGGGCTATATTAGCAGCTGCAAGGTCAGCGTTTAAGTTAGCCTGGGAATTTGCTTTAGTTCCATTATTTAACAATGCGTTAGACTGGGCTAAAGAATATAAAAAATAATAAAACAAAATCTATGGCTGGGAGTAATGACAAATTAAGAAAACTTTTGACAACAGAGGTTAAATATATAATAGCTATTGTAGTTTTTGTAGTGGGTGTTGTTGCTCCTTATTATAGTATTAAGCAGGATGTGGCCCTGATTAAACAAAATCATTTTGCTCATATGGAGACAATGACTAAAAATATTGAAACTAATAATGAAGAAATAAAAAAACTAAACGAAACTCAAGTACAGTTAATGCAAGCGATTGCCGGGAACACAGCAAAAATTGATATTTATCATAAATAAATTGTTCATTAAATAAAAAAGGAGGTCGAGATGTATACAGTAGAGGTTTGTATGAAATGTCACAGTTGCAATTTAGTAGGCAGATTCCAGAGTGAGAACGTTATCGATGCAGTTTGGGACTATATCGGTGATAATCCTGATAACATAAACTATGAAATCTGCGTGTGCATAGACTGTAGAAGTGAAATTGGCGATATTGCCGCAAAACAATTATTGAAGAATGGTTCCAATGAAAACTAAAAAGCACGAAGACCGGGAACGGAAGAGATTCAGAGAGTGGATGGATAAGGACGACAATTGGAAAAGTAACGGAAAGAAGATTCATCACCATATTGTTAACAAGTATAACGGCGGTAATGACTGTCAATGCAATTTACTTTATATGGACGAAGCTAGAGAAAAGGCTTGGCACTTCTTATTCAAGAATCTCTCCTTTGAGGAGGCAGCAGAATTGCTACTCAGAGTAGCTAGGGCGAAGAAGAATCAGGAACGGCACCAATAGGGGTGGACGTAAACTGCCCCTATAATTTTACAAACTAATAACGATTATATGGCAAATGAAGGAAGACAAGAGTGCATAGTCTACAGTCGAGTAGTCGGCTGGCTTACGCCTACTAAGAATTATAATCTGGGGAAATCAGCTGAGTATAAGGATAGAAAAGTATTTAAATTGAATGAAAAGTAGCCGTCCTACAGCAGAAGACATATTCAAAGGCAAGTGTATTTTAGGTTGTTCTTTCGTAGTAGTTTGGGGAGCAGTTTTATTAATAATTTATTTAGCATTTAAATAATATGAAGACACCAGAATATATAATGATTCACCATTCGGCTGTATCTTATAAAAAAAATAGGGACCAGTTTAGAGCTAATAATAGTTATCATAGAAAGCTATGGAATTTCAGGAGCAGTCTCGGTTACTATTTAGGATATAATTATGAGATAGCTAAGAATGGTAAGGTCAGACAGGCCAGGGCGGATGGAGAAACTACTGCGGCCTGTTATCAGGATGGTATGAACAATGGTAAATGTATTCACATTTGCTTGGATGGAAATTTTGACCAAGAGAAATATACTGCCCCTCAGTTATTTGCTGTAAGAGATTTATTAAAATCGTTAATATCAAAATATAATATTAAAGACATAATCGCTCACAGGGATTATGCCAATAAGAGTTGTCCAGGAATGAATGTAGATATTGGCTATTTTAAGAAGGTGGCCGGGTTCAAAAAAGAAGAGCCAATATCTTCACCACCGGAACAATCAAACGCAGAAATTATAAAACAAATAATAGAATTATTAACTAAATTAAAATAACAAAAGTATGATTAACGACAAGATTAAAAACTGGTTTGGTAAAAAGAAGGAAACTCCAACTGAGCCAGTGGTAGAGACTCCAACTGAGCCAGTGGTAGAGACTCCAACTGAGCCAGTGGTAGAGACTCCAACTGAGCCAGTAGTGGAAACTCCAGATAAAGGAATCCCAGCAACTTCAATCGCTCCGGCAGTGACGAAGAGAGTATTGCCATATTTAGACTCTGACTCAAATGAGAAGGGAGAGGGAGAAAAAAGTTTTTTATAATTAAATAACATAATCCGCAAAAATATGAATAAGCCAAAATTTGACATCGTAGCTATAGCGAGGAACGAAGAAAAGCACATTCCAAAGATGATGAGTTCCTTAAAGGACTTCCAAGCTAGAGGTGGTAACGTCTATATACTTGACACGGGTTCAACTGATAAGACTGTTGAAGTAGCGAAGAGTTTAGGGTGTATAGTCAATGCTGTTGGAGACAAGTTCAGAATAAAAGTTGACCAGGAATTAGCTGATAATATTAACAACAAATTTATTGTCGAGGGTGAAGCCCCTGTCGTCAAAGCTGGTGATTCATTTTTTGACTTCGCAAGTGCTAGAAATCACAGTGTTAGTTTTACAGAACTAGACATGATTTCTACAATGGACTGCGATGAAATCTTCACCAAGCTTGATATAGATAAAATAAATCAGGCTATAGATGATGGTTATGAACAGTTCGAATACAGTTTTGTTTTCAGCCATGATGCCCTGGGTAATCCGGTAATCAAATTTAAACAAAGCAAGTTCTATAACAAAACAAAAACAAAATGGGTAGGGATAATTCACGAGGTCCTTCGAGGTCCAGCTAACATTATTAACGTTGAAGAAGATGTAATTAAGCTAGAGCACTACCAGAATGAAGAGACTAATCGCTCTGGTTATATTAGAGGCCTGGCTATAGACTGTTTCAATAACCCGAATAATGACCGTAACTCTCATTACTTTGCTAGAGAATTATCCTATCTCGGTAGAACTAAATCAGCTATCAAAGAGTTTGAAAATCATATCTCAATGGGCAAGTGGGGAACGGAAGCAGCTCAGTCAATGCTTTATATTGGAGACTGTTATAAGAAGTTGGGCGATATCCCTAAGATGGTTATGTGGTATTCACTGTCAGTAGAAAAAGAAGCTAGAAGGGAACCTCTGATGAGAATGTCTGAATTCTATTTTGGAAGAGGGATGCACAAGCAAGCTATTGTTTACGCCGAAGCTGCTTTATCAGTTACTCAGTTACCGTTCTATTCAAATCACCAACCGTATTACGAGCATGCCCCTCACGAACTTCTTTATGTATCATACTGGGCATTAGGTGATAGAGTTAAAAGTAAAGAGCATTGGAAGAAGGCTATTAAGTTTATGCCTGGTAACCCTAAGTACATTTCAGACGCTCAGTTTTATAGAGACGAACCGGTTGAAAAAGTAGTTCCGAAGATTTCATTCGTTATACCTACATTGGGTCGCGAAGAAGGATTAAATCGCTGTACGGACTCTATAGAGGCTCTAAATTATCCAAAAGACAAGGTTGAAGTGATTATTAAGCAAGATAGCTTTGAAAACAGAACTGGAGTACCGAAATTAGTTAAGCAGGGAGTTGAGGAATCAACTGGAGAATGGGTGGTGTTTGCTTCTAACGATATAGAATTTACTCCGGAATCAATTAATGAAGCCTTGGCTGTTGGAGAATTAGGATACGTTGCTTTCAACACCGGGCAGGTATCTCCGGATGAAGGGAATATCAATGAACATTTCATGATAAGGAAAGATATTATTGAAAAGATAGGAGAAGTATTTGATACAGATTTCTGGCATGCCGGTTGTGATAATTTACTTCTAGCTAAGATGAGGAAACTTGGAGTATTCAGGAGAGCTGACAAGGCCGTAGTTAAACATTTCCACTTTACTCAAGGAGCAGAAATGGATAAGACATACGAACTTGGTTGGTCAAAAGTAGAAGAGGACCGGGCTCTATTGAAAAAGAAATTGTCAGAGCTATAGTTGATAAAAACCCTAAAAAATGGTATAAATAAAATATAAATAATAATTAAAATATAATAAGATGTACCCTCAAATAAAAATTATAAATGACATAGGTAACACACTTCATATCCCGAATCAGTTGGACGTGAAGGCTCTTACCTATCTTAGCAGCAATATAGCGGCGGGGGTGATTGCCGTTCCTGTTGATAACACCACTGATTTCACCGATGGTGCATCAATTTTATTGCTGTTATCCTCAATTGGAACTGAGAATTCTGAAATAGTAACGTCAGCCTCAAACACAGTCCAGAGTTTCGTAACTCTGGCTACAGTAATGGCTCATAACCGTGGTGACAACGTTAGTGAGATTAAGTGGGACCAGATAGTTATATCTAAAGCTACTGAAGCTGGAGGAGCTTATGCTGTTCTTGCTACTCAGACAATCTTCACCACACAGCAAAACACAGTTATTTATGACACTATCGGTCTCTCAACTGATTACTATAAACTTCAATGGAAAAATTCATTAACAGGACTGTTGTCAGATTACTCAACGGAGATGAGTGTAGATGCTTATCCGACTGACTCAGTTAATTCGATAGTAAAACCAGTGCGTAAGGCAATGGGAATTAGTGATGAGGATAATAGAATTACATCTGATTTCTGCATAGAGGCTGTTAACGACGCTAGAAAATTTGTAGCTGCCAAACTTTACGGTATTCGTCACGCCTGGCAACAGGAGTTTGAGTATCCGATTAAGATGTTGGCTGGAACTAATTTTGTAAACCTACCTTCAAACGTTGATTTTATTGAAACAGACCAATCAATTTTAGCGGCAAGATTATTGTTAGACAACATATTGACACCGTTCAATATGAGATATATTGACAAACGTAACTGGAATCAAGTTTCATTTTCAGTAATGGGTGGAGCAACCTCTGGCTCAACAGCCATAGGCGCTACCGAAATAGTATTGGAAAACGTTGGGGACTTCCCCGATAGTTCATCCGGTGTAGCTTATGTAGCAACGGCAGCTTATACGGAAGAAATTGAAGAGATAGCTTACACCGGAATAAATGCAACAACAAATCAACTTACTGGAGTTACTGGAATCACTAGAACGATTCCTACTGGAACCAGGGTTTGGTCGAGACCCACAATTTCACAGCCTATCTATTACACAGTATTTGATGATAAATTGTATTTCGACAGAATAGTTCCAGATTCAATGCAGGGACAGAATCTCTACATTGACTACTATAAAAAGATTGATGAGGTTGTAAGTCTCTCTCAGGAGCTCCCAGAGCACTATAGAGAGATTTATAAGTGGTATCTACGTTATGCCATTAAGTATCGTAAAGATACTTCTCTAGGCAGTGACGACCCAGATTTGAAGAAGTTCGAGAACTTAGTGCAAGCTCTGTTCAACAACCTTTATACGGGTCAAGATACTACAATAATAACTAATTAAACACACATATGGCATATACAAATCCGCTGATTCCTTTAGTTGATATTCAACAACAGGAACAGCCAAGTAATGAGAGCTCATATCAGTTGGTTACCTTTGGTACAATAACTGGTGGAAGCCCTTACGCCGGTGCTACTTACGCAAATATCTTTGCGTTAGAGTGCTTACTCCAAGACTTAGACGGTTCAGCTGTTTACCAAATGACTGGTACAGTTGCTGTTCCAGCTTGGTCAACAATCGGCTCAGGTGCCGCTGGTGCAACTGGTTATACAGGATATACAGGTTATACAGGCCCTGGAGTAACTGGTGCAACTGGTTACACTGGCGCTGATGGAGCTACTGGTCCTACTGGCTACACTGGTCCTGACGGAGCAGCTACTGACACTGGTGCCACTGGTCCTGACGGCCCAACTGGTCCTACTGGCTACACTGGCCCTGACGGAGCAGCTACTGACACTGGTGCAACTGGCTACACTGGTCCTGACGGAGCTACTGGTTATACAGGCTACACTGGATACTCAGGAGCTGATTCTTCAGTTACTGGTCCTGATGGTCCTACTGGCCCTACTGGCTACACTGGTCCTGATGGTCCTACTGGTTACACAGGATTCACTGGTTACACTGGACCCGGAAACGGCTTCAATGCCGGTCCTACTGGTCCAATACAAACAATCACAATTGTTGATGGTTTGGTCACAGGAATAACTCTTTAGTTTTCCTATTCCCCACTTCTTTTTGCGGATGAGTGGGGGGTTAGTAAAATTAATATAAAATTATGCCAGACATGGAAAACATTATAATCCCATACCCAACGGAAGGAGTTATACGCTCGTCTCAATTAAGTGACACTGTTTGCCCGGAGAACTCTGTTCAACTAGCAATCAATATGCACTTCGATAGGATTGGTTCAATGACTACTAGACTTGGAATTGCTAATTACGCAGACCAATTAGCAGGAAGCGTAACTGCTTTCGGGACTTTAAATATACAAGGAGGAAACAAGAGATTATTCGGACAGGTAGCTAAGGACATTTCAGTATGGAACGGAACTACCTGGGCTTCAGTAAGGACAACCACCGTAACTACAATCGCTAGGTTTAGTCAGTTTCTAAATAGAACCTGGATGGTAAATGGAAATGCTGGAGACGACCCCCAGACTTCAAATGGAGGAGCTTTCGCCGGGACAGATGTTCCAGCTACATTCCCTGCTGCTGATTTTATTGAAGCTGGGTTTGATGGAAGAGTTTGGGTGGCTGATTCAGCTAATGATATCCTTTACTTCACAGATATTGTTCAGTCAACTGACGGAATCAATTATATTACCCCATTGACTTTTGACATAACTACTAACTTTATTAGCAAATT